AAGCTCTTACTGCGTTAAAATCAGCATCAGATGGTAAACCAATTTTTACCTTTCTGATAACACCTGCAGCTGCTGAAGCTGAATAATCAGCATCGAAATTAACATCAGCCCAAGAAGCTGTAGTTACTGTTGCTGTTAAAGCGTCAGAAGTTACATCGTTGATTGTATATCCAAATCTACCTGCTCCGTAAAGACCACCTTCAGTAGTTTGAGTAGAACCCAATTTGTTACCTGCTGGAGATAAAGAATCTTTACCGAATGTACCACCGTTACCGAACATAGAAGAACCAGAAGCTGGTCTACCTACTGATGTAGCTGTACCGTATTTGAAATCCATATAGAAAATCAAACCTGATGGTAAGTTCATTGGTTGTACAGAAACGAATTCTTTTGCAGCGATGCTACCAAAGATACGTCTAACCAATGGAAGAGCTACACCAGCCCACTCTTCAGAACCTGCTGAAGTACCTGTTCTAGTAGCTTCATCAAGTAACTGCTTTGCTTGGTTTTCAAGCATTACAGCCATACCGTGTTTAGAAGTTTCAGAACCTACTCCTTCTAATAAACCGGTCTTTTCCCACTTTGCTTTCAAACCTCTAGTTTGCTCAAGCATTAATGACTGTGGGTTTTTTCCTGTGATAATTTGTTTTAAGTCCATTTTAAAAAAATTTTATTTTTTGTTTATTATTTAATAATACCTGCTAATTTTTTGAATCTATCAGCGAAGTCAGTTGATTCAGCAATTACTTGCTTAACTTCAGCTTTTGGTGCAGTTGATTTAACTACTTTAGAAGCGATACCTTCTGTGATTGATTTTTTAGCAACTTTATTAGATGAAGTGTATTTGAAATTCTCTGCTAATGTAGAGTAAACCAATTTAACTTCTCTAACTGATTTTGTTCTATCCAAAGTTTCAATAACTTTAACTTTCTGTTCGTTGGTCATGTTATGAGCTCTGAATAATTTGTTTGCGAACAACAACTTAGCGTTCAATAAGTTCACTTCGTTGATTGTTTTTTGAAGAGATTTGATAGTTTCGTAAGCTTCGTTCAATTCAGCTTTAATAGCTTCATCTTTCTTATCTTCATCATCACCTTTCATATCATCTTCCATTTCTCTTAAGATTTCCTCTAAATCGATTACATCTTCAGATACTTGTTTGTTGTCAAATGCACCAACTTTACCTTTTACAGTAGCTTTGGTTACATCTTCTTGTTCGTTAGCAACTTTAACTGCAGGGTCTTCACTCTTATCAGTTCCAGCTTCTTCACCATCATGGTATATTTCAGCCATTGGGTTTTCATCATCTGCTGGTTCTTCTTGAGCACCTTCACCTTCTAATTGAGCTTCTAACTCTCTGATGATAGCTTCTAAATCCATGTCATCATCTGACTGGTCGTCATCACCACCAAATTGGTCGTCATCACCACCCATATCATCTGAACCCATGTCATCTCCACCCATGTCATCATCTGCCATATCATCTCCTTCATAAGCAACACCTGATTCTAATTCAGCTAATCTAGCTTTAAGTTCAGCGATTTAATCTTCTTTAGATTTTTCGCCGCCCATATCAGGCATTTCTTCTTCAGAGATATCAGCAACTTTTTTGTAATCGGTACCAGCTTGTTCTGGTTTACCGCTGTCCTTCTTAACACCTACTGATAAATCAGTGTCAGCATCGTAATTAGGTTGAGCACCTGGTGTTTCAGCGTACCCAGCATCTACTTTAGAGCCGATGTTAGAAGAATCCAACTCTTCGTTTTGCATATCATCATCCTTTTCAGCTTCAGCCTCTGCCTGTAATTTTTGAGACAAGATAGATTGAAGTCTTGGAGTGAAAGCTTCTTCGAGAGCCAATTTTGCATTTGCAAGAGCAGTTTCTTTAACAGCTTTAGCATCAGCAATTGCTTCTTTTAACAATTTTGAATTTGCCATTTTTTTCTCCTTAAATTTGTTCGTGAAGTTATTTAGAAAGGAAACTCCAATAGAATTATGTCGGTTGTTCGGTCACACCTTATAAGAGAAGGGTATTCATTAACCAACTA